TAAGTAAATCCAAATTCTTTTAATACTTTTGCACCCGCAATCTCTCTTGATGCCCATGGTGTTCTATTCAACATAGATTCCAATAACACAAGACCAAACCCTTCTTTGTGTGAGTGCATAATATATAGATCAGCTTCACTGAGTGCAGATAATACTTCATTTCTATCTTCAATCATTAATGCTTTAACACTATCAGTATCATTAGGTTTGATTTCATGTCTATTATCATATCCTGTTAATACTAATGTTACATCTTTTCTATCTACTTTACCAAATGCTTCTACTAACTCATTCATTGCTTTGTTAGGCCAGTATCCACCACATGATAGAAACATATACTTAGTAGTGATTCCATACTTCTCACGAAAACCTTTTTGTCCTACTGATACTTTATCATCTATACCATGTCTAATCTGAACTGATTTTCTCATAACAGATTTACGTTTAACATATTCCCAATCTTCTTGTGTTGAACAACCAAGATACTTGACATTCTGAATTGCCCTTTGATATACATTACTTTCAGATGGAACAATAATCATAAACACAATTGGTGATGGTATCTTATTACAATTATTCAATACAAAATCTTGTAATCCAACATCACCGCCATGAACAACAATCAAGTCCCACTTCTCTAACAATATAGATGCTTCATTAGATACACGAACACCATTTAAATCACCTTGATGTTCACCTGCAAATACTGCAACTTCATGTCCACGACTTAAGGTTTCATCTGCCATATCACGAACATAGTTTTCAGAACCACCAGGATATGGTGCATATCTGTGAACAACATATAAAATCTTACTCATATTGTGCCTCTATTTCTCTACGCCATTCTGTTCTGTCATATTGATGAACAATACAGAATTCTTTACCTGTGCTAGTTAAAACTTTACCGTTCTCAAATTTAGGACTTGGTTCTAATAGTTTAGGTCTAAATTCATCAATCTTTGATGGGTCTGCAGTAGTACCTAATTGACATGCCCATCCATCTTCAGATTTCATATAACGACTATATGAATTATCTTTGTATGGTAATTGTGATATCATAAAATTGAATGTTGATTGGTCACAAATAGGAATAGGGCGATTGATTGCGGCAGTAAAGATATTGATTGCAAGTGATTTCATTGCTTCATGTCTACCACCCAATACACCCACATTATAGATTTCATTATCTCTAAACTTCTCATGTATATATGGACCATAAGTTTCTAGTAGATTGTTATCACCCCAAGGTTCATCTTTATATAAAATACTTTCAGATGCAAACAATAATTGTTGGCGTTGACCTAATTGTTGTTCTAAAAACTTTGATGGATTGGTTTGAAATATAACATCTTTAACATCGGTAGTAATTACATACCGATATTCATGTGTAGATAGATGTTCGTAGATGTGTAAGAATCGTTCTACATGAACAGGTAATTTTGATTGGTAAACTAGATTACCATCTTTATCTTGATTGAATCCTATGATGTTTACACCGCAACTTGCAACTTGATATGCAGTTTTTGAATCACAATTCATTAAGATAAGGGCAATATCGCCTTCAAATCCTGATCGTCTAATTGAAAGAACCCAATATTTAATTGTGTCCCACTTGTAATTGGTACTGCATCCTATAATCAAATCTTTCATTATAATCTCCTTCAATATTATATAGTTTTACTTATCCTCTTGTTAGAGTAAGTATTTTTTGTATTTGTGTTTCTAATGCAACTTTACGATTAGGCCATTTAATAATTGGTTGATCTGCAGTCTTTAACAATTTAGTTAAGAATGGCAATACTAATTTTTCTACTTCTTTTAATCTGTCTTTATATTCTTGAACGGTTTCATCTTTTTCCGCAATTACAGCATTATATTCTTCTTCATCAGTTGCAGTGAATCCAAAATCATCATCACCATACTCCAACATTATTTTATTTATATCGTATTTGACTGTCATTACTTATTCCAATTCTTTGTGGCAGTAAAGTTGTCATGTGAGAATTCTAATCTATCAATAAGTTTAACTGCACCACCTTTAAGTTTATCTACTGCAACAAAACCTTCAGGATTAGATATCTTGAATCCATCATCTGTGCGAACAAAAGTGCCTGCAACTTGTTTAATCTCTCTTAACTTACGAACAATCATATTCTTTGCATCAACTAGTTTGTTCTGTAAATCAAATATTAATTTTAATTGTGCAATATTGGAACGATAGAATCTAAGCACTTCATTCTTCTCTGCAATCTTTCTTGTTTTAGTCTTTTCTAACTTTGCGGCAAGAATTTCTTTATTCTGTCTATCTTCTACCCATTTAATTAAATCTCCAGTATGTTGTGTTGTGTTCTTTATTTCTTGACCTTCACGAACTTTAGTATTATTAAATGTTTTGATTTGTATTAAGAATGTTTCACTGGTAGATATTCTATTCAGGGTCAATGAATTAATTTGACTGAGTATTCTTTGTGCTTCAAATATGTGTCTTGCTAATTCTAATGATTCTTGTTTAGTGAATGTTGCAGTACCAGAAGCATCAATGAAAGATGCATCACGATACCAAACATCTTTAGATGCCTTTAAGTTACCAATATCAATATTGAAAGATGATTTCATATCTGCTAGTGTATCACCACCAGAATAAGCGGTATGAAATACAATACCCATTTGTGATGCAAGAATTGTTTTTGCTAATTTAGAATCTTCAGGTATTGCATAGACTAAAGTATTAGGTTGAAATGTAATATACTTTTCACCATTGATAGTTTCTTTTTTGATATCATCTTTAGTAAACATCATATCACCCTGAAGAATACCATCAATATTTAATTTCTTGAGGTATTTCAATGCAATCTTTAATTTATTATTGAGACCTTCACCCGGATGATTTGCATCTATATCTGCATTTGTATAGTTTAGTTTAGGATTCTTTGCAAATACACCTTTAGTGCCAACAAAGAATTTATCGTTTTCTGGATTGATACCACAAATGATTGCGGGTGCACCATCCCATTTAGTAGTTACATTGACTTTACTTTCTGAACTACTGGCAAGCATATCTTTAAGAGAACGAAGAAAGTTAATAGCTGCTTTAGAACCAGCAACACCATTGTTTAATACTTCGTCTTCTAAATGTTCTAGATGAACATTTTTGCCTTCTTTTGATTCGTTTATAAATTCTATGAATTTCATTTTAATTTTTTTAAATCGTTAATTGAAATTGTTCCAAACAATTTTAAAAAATGGCCTGGTTTATCTAAAGAATATGGTGATACTAATTTAGTTTTATTATCTAATCTTCCTTGCGCTCTTATATTACCACTTGCAACTTGTATGCCCAAATTCTTATTTAATTTAGAACCTGCTCTTCCTAAACGCAATTCAATAGCCATTGGAATTTCTAATTGGGGAATTGGAAGATTAAGTGGATTAGATTTTAAATAAAAAAATCCAGATCCTCCAATTTGAATATAATAACAATTTTTCTTGGCATAATGATCATGTAAAAATTTATAAGGTACAATTTCTTTTGCATTTATAGGAACTAAAAATCTTTTAGAAGTTAATTCTTCCCACATATCTTTTGAAGCTGTTAATGGTAATCCCTTTACACCTTCAGCTAATAACTTTACATCATTTTGTTTTACGTGATTCAGAAGTTTATCAAGAGCGTGAGTTTTTGTTCCTAAAGTTTCTTTTAATTTTGTATCAATTGTAGAATCAATTATTGTTTTTGCAGACAGACTAAATTTTTTAGTTTTCATATCATAGTTATATGAACCACCACCCATTTGTGCTTTACTATCTTGTTTAATTTCTATGTTTATTTTTATCTGATTCATAATAAGAACTAAATCGGGTTCAGTGGCGGCAAAAGCTGCTGTAGATGAACCAGGTTTCAATTTTAAACCTTTAATTTTTATTATCTGTGGTTTTATTGCTCTAAGAACTTCATTTTCATAATCAACACCACCTGTCCCAACAGTCATAGTATTTCCTTTATTGTAATATTATATTTATAATAGCACAATTACCTTTTTATGTCAACTAAAAAATGCAGTTAAATCATTCTTTTTGATATATTCTGAATTACCTTTCTTAAATACCCATATTGGTTCAATGAAAATGTCTTTTAACTCTGCTGCATTAGGTCTTGCCATCATCCTCATACCAATTTTACCAATATAATGTGAACTTTCAAATGAACAAAAATGATCTACCATATCATCACATAACGGCAATCTTTTAGACCCTCTACTTCTAGGTTCAATTATGTTTAGCATCATATACCCATTATTCTTTATAGTTTTCCATACCATCTCTGTTACTTTGAAAAAGAAATCATATTTCCAACCATTAAATGAATTGTATCTAGACCAAGATTGATTAGATACTTTATCAGTATCAGATGCATACTTTTCAGTTTCAAAATAAGGAGGTGATGTAAAATAGAAATCAAAGGTATCTACATATAAATTCCAATCTACATCCTCAGAAGGTAAGTTCCATATCTTAACTGTCTTTTTACCTATACATTCAAAATAGTTTTCACTTTCAATCAACTTTGGTTTGCCACCAAGCATCTTTTCATATTCTAAACATTGCTTTTTATATACTTCAAATACATCAGGATTAGGATCACAACCAACATATAACTTTGTTGATGATGTTGCATAGAAACCTGCTAATCTATCACCCCACCCACATGAAGTATCTAATACATTAACAGCATCGTGTTTCTCATATAGTGCTTTTGCTACAGATGGTTTGAATTGTGTTGCAGTATATGTACCTAATCTAAAACCATCTCTAAAGGTAGTTTCATCTACATCTTTATCCATCATTACACCAGAACGCCAAAATATCCAATTCATTCCACTCAAGTGTCTACTAGCAACAGAAAATTCTTTATTATACCATATGTCCATTGGTGCGGCTTCTTTATTTGAACCACATTTCATTCTATTCTCTTGCTGAAAATAATCACTTACGTCATTATATGCATGTGATATATCAATAACACCTAATGGAGAATCTGAATACTTATATTTGTAATCATACCGTTCTTTAACTACA